GTAAGACCTGCGAGGATAAGATGATCTTGTGTAATCTCGGCTGTTGCTACTACTGCTAGCAGCACAGCATTTCCTAGAAATAGTCCCGTGCCTAAACACCTTAGACCGAACGCTGTAGTGGAATTCATATTCAATTCTCTCCTTAAGCTGTGGACACTGTGATGTTCTTACCTAGTTCTAGTCTACCTTTTTGTACGGTAGTAACTGTACCATCAACCTCCTTTACCTGAACATCATATTCCAGATACTTACCTGGATAACTTACAGTATCAGCGGGTACGATGGTAATTCGTACCTTACCCTCAACTCCTGTAATAACAACTTCGGATGGATCAGTTACCGAGTCCTTAGCGATTATTGCGTTAGCGTCTGAATCCGTACTTATCTTCTTAGCTGTGAACCAAGCCCTAGCACCAGATAGAGGGACTATCTCTTCGACTCCTGTAACCTCATTGACTCTGGTGACGAACACGTCAAACGTAAACGTGTCGCCTTTAGGCATTTGAATATCTGTCACCGTTTAATCAACTCTCCCTCCTTTTTGAGGACTACTATTTTTCCCTTTGCTCTTGGTCGAAGTGTCATGGTACCTACGGCCTCGTTAGTAAACATCACTGGTAGTCTTTCCTGAGAATCGTAACCGAATCCGAAGTCGTGGCTGATTCTACTTACACCGCTGCTACCAATCCCATTATCAATTCCTGTACCAGTTTCGCTAGAGGTAATTACTGCATTAAGGTTGTTGAGGTCTAGGAAACTTGCAGCATCACTGTTAACAACAAATGCCCTAGTTACTGTGGCAGCATCGACACCTACAGATGTGTCGGTAGATATGGGCTTAGCCAGCAGAGTTGTGTTCTGTGTGGTGGCGCCGTTAGTATCCGCACTTACGATCGGTACCGAGATGGTAGAGTTCTCAGTGGTGGCACCATTAACATCGCTGGTGATGGGTCTAGCAAATATAACATGACCGAAGAACGCGGGAACTTGAGGTCCAGTATCACTGGCCGGAATTTGCGCTGTAAGTGTATTTACCTCTGTGGTTACACCGTTTACGTCGGTACTTGAGAGAGTAGCAACTAGCGTAGAGTTCTCTGTAGTTACCCCGTTAGTATCGCTACTAACAACAGGCACCGCTGCTGTTTGGTTCTCAGTAACAGTACCGTTAACATCACTAGTGATGGGATTAGCAAGTAGAGTACCGTTGTCAACAAAGGTCGCGTTAACGTCTGCTGTGATGGGTCTTGCAACTAGTGTGCTAACCTCGGTGGTTACACCGTTGCTGTCATTGCTAGGAATCTGTGCGAGAGAGATGAGGAACAGTAGTCCCTCGCCGTAGGAGAAGTTCTCATCGCTATCAAACTTGAATTCTCTCTCAACTACTGAAGAACCCTCAGAGACGGTACCGTTAGCGTCGGAAGTAATCGGCTTAGCTAGAAGTGTAGCTGCATCGACACCTGTACCAGCTTGTGTTTGCGTAGTAGCAAACGCGGGTGTGGCTGTATCGACTCCTACGCCTGTATCGGCAGTAATAGGTCTAGCAACTAGAACCGTATTCTCTGTGGTTGCGCCGTTAACGTCAGAACTTGCGATAGGTACAGTGACTAGCTGGTTCTCAGTGACCGTACCGTTTACATCGGCGGATATAGGTTTGGCAAGAAGTACGCCGGTATCAACACCGGCAGCCGAAGCATCGGCACTAACTAGAACAGCAGTTAGTACTCCTAGGTCAACGCCTGCTGCACTTGCATCACTATCATTGATAGGTGTGGCAGCCTCAGAAGGTATGGCTGAACGAACCCACGAACCTCGTTTGGGTTGTGCCCAGCTAGGCCAACGTTCTAGTGGATAACGTGGCATATCTAGTTAGTTATTCCAACCTCTAGGCATTCTTGCTTGTCTAACGTTGCGTAGAGGATCTGGCGGAATGGTAGGTTCGGGAAGTAGTGCAAACTGTTGAAGACTGTATTCATCAGCAGCCGTCTGCGTCCACGTCGTAGTCGCGGGAGCAGTATCAGTAGGTACTCCCGTCCAGATAATCCAACCTGTGTCCAAACCGATAGAGGAAAGCTTCTTCGCTCGCTGAGTAAATGTCACGTCCGAAGCTCCCCAACCTACCGTTGCCGTCTGTTCATCGTCAGCTTCTAAGTAATGAACAACGACCAAAGATTCTATACTAGCGATATTCATGGTTTCAAACGTGACTGTTGGCCCTGCCCCAGTACTGTCCTGCAACGCTCCAACACCCGCAACAGTCGGATCAATAGGCGAACCAGTCGTTTTGCAATCTAAGTAGCGGTCAGCATCGACGCTGTAGGCAAGAGCACCAGAAGTCTTGGTACACGTTACGGTTGAATCCACCTCGCCGCCTGCTGCTCGCGCCCACCATGAGCGTTGCTGAGAGATCGCCCCTCCTGTCTGAGCCATGATCGGAGCGAATGTCAGTGAAGCGTGAGTAGGCGTATTCAGCGTTACAGACGACGGCCCACGATAACCTTGGCGAACGATGATTATATCGTCAGCAGCGATCGTGCCCAAGCTGAGTACGAGGTCGATCGAGGAGTCCAGTTCGGCGGCCTGGCTGGTCGAGCCGGCCCAACTAGGCGCAACTCGCAGGATCGTCTCGCGTTCTATCCCACGCTCTTTGATTTTATCTCGTAGCCATTCCCCAGGAGAAATAATCCTTTTCCTGCGAGGTAAATAGATAGGGATAGGATAAGCTAAGCTCACAGCTTGCTACTCATTCATCCCAAGCGAACTTGGCAATAATCAACTGACCAGTACCTATAGGAACTACACCGATTCCTGCCGTAGAACCTAGAGCAGTTGTTAGACCGCTGTCACCGAATGTCATTACTTCGGCGGCACCAGCAGGAAGATAGCAAATGTCACCTGTTTTCTCAACAATTGTGGCATCAGCCGTCCAGAGTTGTTTAAGCAAACAAGACGCGGCAGGACTATCTGGCCTATGATCGACTTCAGCTACATCAGCACCAGCTGTACCGCCCGTAAATCTAACGACCTCATAGGTACATGCCGTAGCTGTAGGGTTCTCAAGTTTGATCTCTCTCATCAAAGCTGTGATAGCGGCCGTACTTAACAAACCCAGCACAGGTCGTACTGTGGTACCAGCGCCGGCGACTACCATGCCTCCTGAATATCTAGCCATTATTTACCACCACCATAGGAATATCATCATCGGGTGCAATACTGATTGCAATGTCAGGAGCACCCGCAATGATATGTTGTCGAATGATTTTCTCTAGCGCACTACGTTCATTAGCATAGTACACACCTACTTTGCTCTTAACACGGAATTTCATGGGCTTGCCTTCTATTGTCTCTTCTTCAATTTCACTCACTTCATCACCACCTTGCATTCATAGTAGGATACCTAGGAAAGAACGGCGTACTAGGTGGAGGTTCCTCTTCTGTATAGAACACCTCTATCTTCATGTAATCGCAGTAACAGATTTCAATATCGACCCCGCCTATGGAATCTACACGAATACCCCAACCAAAGTCGGAGGCATTGCAATACGCAGGTGTTAGTGTGCCCGACAAATTCCAAAGATCAGAGGCACTTCCACGAGACTCTTCGGCTTGCCCACCACCTTCAAGAATAAGAGAAGCATTAGGTCCTTGATCGAGACCAACAGGAGAACCTGCTTTGAAAAGTATCAGATCGCGTAGAATGACGTGAGCCAGATTATCTTGATATAGCCATCTATAAGTGATAACTCCATCTATAGTTGCATCAGTAGGAATCGTTAGTCCGAAGTTGGTAGCGACTAGGTACTCGCTATCATTAGGTGGCTGTAGATCGCCACAGGACGCTACACTGATATCATCAACCGTGACGTTTCCTGGATCAGTCCAAGCAAGATCACCAGGAGCTACACTAGTTCCTGTTCCGGCAATGACTTTGCCAGTAGAAGCCACTTACTTGTTACGATAGTGTTACTGTTGCCGTAAGCGTCCAAGTACCTGTGGTCTTGGTACCTAGTGAAGCTACCTTACGATTTAGAATAGGAGCAGTAACAGTTGTACCACCAGCAGTACCGCTGTCGATGCACCATTCGTTCCAGATGAAGTTAGCTTCACCAGTAGTGTAATCAGACTGGAATGTTAGCGTCTGAGCAGCCCTAGATGGATATGTTGCGTTCATCAACTTGAACTGCCTGTTAGCTGCGCCTGCTGCGGCTTGTAGATCGGTCTGTGTAGCAGCCTCGGCAGTAGCAGAGTTGCCTACGCCTAGACGTGTTTCAGTGTTGTTGTTCGGGTTAGTAGTAGCACCGATCAACTGATCTTCTAGATGTGCGATACCCTGGTTGAGTAGCAAGTTACCATGAGCTTCTTCAAACTCCTCAGCAATGCCTACCAACCTTCTTAGTTCAAACGATGGTACAGGCTCAATTTTAGGAATGTAGAGTCGCTTACGAGCGAAGTCACATGCTTCCTCAGACCACTTCTCTACAACCGCGTGAGCTTCCCAATTAACCATTGTGTTCATCACTCCTTCCTACTTCACTAGTGATTACGTTGACAACGTCCGTTGTATTTACTATGATCTCGATTGGTGCATGTGCCTTGTTGATTTCCGCATCTTGTGCACCAATAGCCTTCTGCTTAATCAGAACTTCTACATCCTCGACGGTCTGTCCAGCATCCTTCAACTCTTTTTCAGAAATTGAATCACCTGGTGCCTTTCTGTTGTCTGGTGGAAGATTGACGTATGTAAGTGCTTTATACATTTTCACCTACCTTTATTGATCGGTTTGAACATCACACTTACTTTTCAGTTCTGCAATCATTATATCGAATTTAGCTAGACTTTCTATTTGTTCCGGACTACGAGATTCATGAGGCGGAAGGAACGTTAGAAATATCGTACGCATACCATCGTAATTGGCTCTACAAGATTCAACACGGCTTGTCTGAATGTCATTAATTCGCTCTCTATTTTCTCTTATGCCAATTATGCCAACCAGAGTAAACAAGACGATCCAAATTGTTAGTGCTCTCCATCTATAAGGATGGATAGCTTCGTACTTTCCACCTTTACCTCTAGGACCTACTGGACCTTGTTCTCCTGTAGCGCCTTTACCGCCAGCACCACCAACACCGCCTGCACCTTCTGGTATACCACGGCCACCACGACCACCTTCACCACCTTTACCACCTTGTTGTCCTATAGGTGGCTCTCCTGGCTTACCAGCTTCTCCTTCCGTTGCCTCTTCTTCATTCATCTAACTACCTCCTCTCAAATAACATAATGCACTAACACAATTACTGACCACGTTACTACAAACATCGCTGAAAGGAACATTAAAGTATAAGCATTGTCGAATGCCCACTTCCGCAGACGTGATCGGCAAGTAATATGAATCTCGATTGGTGCCATTACTTGCTTTAACGCTGCCGGGGTCCTCACCTTTATCACTTCCTTTGTTACTTCTTGTGGTCCCCCCATTGTGCAATACTCACGCCACATAAAGCTAATCCCGCGAGCAAGAATTCCAAATGGAAAGGGCCACGAAAAATTTGTACGTGAATTAGTTGGAAACCTATAACCGCTAAGCCTGAGAACATTAATACCTTCTCTTTGGTTATAGTCCATTTTCTGTTGTTGTTGTTGTTGTTGGGTTCTACCATTAGCCATTTAACTACTTACGATTTTTAACAAACCGTCGTAGTGCAGCTAGAAGAACTGCGTTTTGTGGAGTGAATCGTCCTGGCAATTGATGAGGACGCACAGAGTAGTTGTGTGGTCCGAATGTCTCGAACTTACCTTCACCAAGATACCACTGAGCAAACAGGAAGAAGAACTTAGGATACTTCTTAGTACCGGGCTTCTCTACTAGCCAACCCTTAGTTGCGATGTAAGCTCGTAGTTCATCACCAGGACATGCTGTACTAGTGAAGTCACTGTGAGGCTTGACAATCGGCATACGGCCACTAGCAGCTTTCTGGTAATCGTAGATAAACTCAGCTAGAGCCATTCTACCTTTTGGTCCTACGTCATCACGACCGGCTTTGTCAGCGCCTTGGAAACAAAAGGCGTAATAGTCGTCGTTCCCTTTATTTGTTCCGTTAGCTGCAGTTCTCTTCCCAAAACCACGACCTTCGTAACGTTCACCTTCGTCGTTGAATTCACCAGTGTAAGCAATGTCACACCAACCTTTCGTGTCCATGTGATAGCGTTGGTGCGAGCGCATTACAGAACCGCCATCCATATCTGCCTCAGCCATAGTACCTGAGTAATGAACAGCAATACCTTTTGTAGAACTTACTGGTAATGCTTCTTGACACCTAGGGTTACGTGCGCCCCACTCTCTTCTATTGATTACTTCGCCCATGTTCTCTCCTTTCTTTAGATTATTCTAATGGGCCGAATCCGAATCCATCTATTCCTGAAATGTGCAGTCGGGCCAGCATTGAAGCTGACTTTGTATTTGGCCACTATCGCAGCACCCGCTGGTATAGCATTCTTGCGCTTACCACGCATGTGAGAAAAGTGTGTCAGATCCGCATTTTGTGCCTGGAAGCTGGTGATTGCATCTGCATTCTGTGCTGCTATTGCTCCTACGGCGTAACTCATATACATGGTCATGTGTGTAGATGAGGCGTCTTGGTAAACATTACACCCATGTTCAATCCAATAATCACCTTCACGTATAGCTGTGACGCTAGGAGCAGTACCATTAAATGTGTTATTAATTTCAAGGTGTTCCGCTAAAGTTTCGGCGTGAATTGCTGGTGCGCTTATGACTTCCCATTTATAGGGAGAAGAAGAAGCAGCACGATAACGCAATCTATAGATGGAGCTTGTAGCGGCCAAATAATCAATCACTACTCCATCTGCTGCTAGAGCAGCCGGTGGCGGCCAGCTTGTAATAAATGGGATGTTTTGTAGAGCTTGCCATGTGGTGCCATTGTCACGGTATGTCAAACCGTTGTCTGTAGCGTGGTACAAACGTCCTGCCGATCCTGCGGCGGGCCTAGCGCTCAACAGCCCTGTTAGATCCTTAACATGATCGTCTATAGAGAGAGCTAGGGTTTGCAGGTGGGCAGGACCACTAGGAATTTCACTTCCTAGCGGATAAGGTATTGCGTGATGTGGTGTGCTCGGCATTTAAATAATCGCCTTTGGTCTAATTGATAGATGTTGTCCTCGCCAGTTGCCTGTGCCCCCAGGAACTCTATATCTAAAAGCAACAATTCCTGGCGTTGCCAAAGTTTTCTGAAGAATCCTACGACAATGTTGATGGGCAATAGTGTTGGGGAATCCCGCAACTCCTACTACGTTGGAACGTATCGCATCGTTATCGCTAGCGGCCGCACCTAGCAAAGATAGGCTAGCCAATACTTCAGTGTCATTTGTGCTATTCCACATATTTGCGCCAAACTCAATTTCATAAACACCGGCGCGAGGTAGGTCGATCTGTAGTTGTGGATCTATCACATCGCCAAGTTGTGCATATGTTGTACTAGTGGTGCTCAAAATGTCCGAGTTCTTCACGGTGTAAATGACAGGTGGTCCACCCACAAAAACCCATTTGTATGTAGGTTCAGAAGCGACGTAACGAAATGCCCACTCTACATTTATAAAAGATTCTTCGGCGTGGTGTCCGAAGCCGGCACCCTCTGTCGGCATCAGCATAGTCCACTGAGTGTAATCAACAGGAGCAGACCCTGGCATTGTCGTACCAATTTCCGATGCGTATACAGCAGACCAACCAGTTCCATGATCCCTGTATAGAACTCCAGAATCAGTTGCGTAGTAGTAACGACCCATCTTTCCTGGTACGCTTGGACTACTTATTGGCTTATTTGCTAACAAGCCTTGGTCATCCTTGGCCATGTTATCAATTGCTGTAGCTATTGCATCCATCTGGACAGGGAAATTCGGAGGATCTCCTACAGCTGGATATGGTATGCCGCTGCGTGGAGTAGATGGCATTATGCAGACACCACCACAGGAGTAATCTTCATCCAACGCGAGTGGAAAGTTGTATTAAGTCCTCCGAATGTTCTATAAACATTTCTTACCGTAATTGGGGGTGTAGAACCAAATCCTCTTCTAAGCAATCTAGATCCATGAGCAGAAGCTTGATTGGCATATGGATAAACATCACAATAGGCAGCAAGCTCATCCAGCGCAGGTGAGTCAGCAGGTATGGGAACCGACGTTCCTTCCCAAACGGACATAGCTGCTACACCACCGGGTGCTACGTTAGTGTACATATGAGCTCCAAACTCCACATCGTATATACCTCTGAATGGAAGGATAATTTCGGGATTGTAAGTCTGATAGAAGGTAGATGTGGTGTTTAGACTAGTTTCAATTACGTGTGACAAGCTTGGAACATTACCAACAGATTCCCACTTATACGGACTCGACTCTGAAGAGCTTGGTCTATAACGAAATCTCCATACAATTCCAAGAGTACTATCTACCAACACGTCTACAGTTTGTCCTTCATCGGGGTTGCTGGGTAACGTGCCCGTTGTGAGTTCCGTAGCACTTGAAGGCTTCCAAACTGTACCATTATCTCTCCAAAGAACTAGATGAGTCGTATCGTAGTAGTAACGACCATACGTGCCTGCCGCTGGACGATTAGCAAAGGTTCCTTGAGTAAGGTCTTTAGCGTGATCGTCTATAGATTCCGCCATCGTTTTGATTTGGTCGTCCATGTTGGCGGGATCGTTTACGGTAGGAAATGGAATACTCCAACGATCTGAAATATCAGGCATCTATCCTTCTTCCAAGGCGTCAATCGTTGGATACGCTGCTATAGTCGTAGTCCAACTTGCTTGTGTATCAATCACGTTCTGCCAATCCTGTCCATCTATAACTTCATACGTGAGAATGATACCACCAGGCTTCTGTGTCCTTAGAGCATCTCCTACTGGACCAAATCCGCTACCTCTACTTGCAGGAGCACCGTTCGTCTCTATATAAGGTGTTGCATCGGGCTTTTCTTCCATTTGCGCTCCATCAATGTGGAATATTTCTCCGGGGCTTGCGTTGTTTCCATCTATAAACAAACGGGCAGTAGTTCTGTCGTTTGCTGCTATAGGACCACTAGCCGTAACTCTTTGCCAATCCTCAGTTAATGTAATAAAATCAAAACCAAAAGAAACCGCTCCCGAAGCACCACCACGTTCTTCAATACCAAGGCCACACATCTCACCGATTTGTGCTCCTACCCCTCTTGCCCAAACTGATCCTGAGAACTCTCGTCCTGCTGTAGCACCAGATATCGGTGAATCGTGAATTGCTGTAAATACTGTAGGTGCTGTGCATGTTACGGCACCATAAGCATCACCAAACTTTCCTGGTGATACTATACGCGCTATGGTACCGTTAACTACTGACCATCCAGTTGTATTTGTCTCAAGACCCCCGTTGGTTAGAATGTTTGTTGATTCCCAATCTTCTGGTGGTGTCTCGTCACGGCGAGTCTTAACGGTTAGCTTGTATGCTCCACCGTTACGTTCTCGGAAGATAACTTGCTTGGTTCCTGTTAGATACTGCTGAACAGCAACAACCATAGCACTAGGAGAGCCTCTCTTGAATCCGGGGGTTCCACGAATGTACTCCCGAATTCTTACTGCATAGTCTGAATCGGTTTCGAGAATTTCTTGCCTAGGAACTACAACTCCAACCAACTGACCCAACCAGGGCAGAGTCTCATCGGGCGCTCTATCAATGTCAACTAGTGCTGACCAGTTTGGGAACTCATCATCCTGTGATCCTACATAATTATTGACTTGCTGTAACGATCCTACACTAGCCTCACAAAGATGTAATAGAGGCCAGCCATACCTCTCATCAGCGTAAGCCAACGGCTTTAGGATTTCGTACAAGTTCTCGGCTGATTGACTAACAGAGGGCTGAGGCACTATGTAACCGTTCCTGTGATTACGCCTGCTCGTGGCAAAGGAATAGCACCAGCTAGAGCAAGGTCGGTCTGTGCGAATGCGTCTGCACCACGTCTAAAGGTCAGAGCGGTAATGTAGTCAAGACCACCTACATTATTCAACACCTGTGCTAGTTCTAGATATCTGAGAATAGGTTTGTTTAACCACATAGGTGATGGGTTATCTCCAAAACTTACAACATCTGGAAGACCCCAATTCATAGGTGACAAGTAATCAATCATAGCTTGCTCAGCACCCGCTTCAACATCGGCTGGTAGCCATCCATCAAGAGCTACAGCAGTAAACGTAACGTCAATGGTAGTGTAAGTTGGGTCCATCATGTTCACTATGAAGTTGACCTCACGCATTGATTGTAGATATGCGTCAACATCAGTTTTTATTCCTGCACTAACAGCTTCTCCTGTAATGTCAACGGCAGCTACAGCTACCATACGTTCGTTTCCGGTTTCAATTGTTCCACCGATAACCCAATCTGTACCTGGACCTTTACGTAGTTGAATCTTGTCAACGAAGTGATCCTCGCTCGCGCCGCCTGTAGCAAGAACCTGCACAGCTACGACCACCTTAACTGTACCAGCGGGGGCAATACCTGAGATGGTTTGTTGAGTCCAACCAGAAGTAGTATCAGCGGCGCCAGCAGAACTTATAGAAGAAATGATGGCATCAGCACCATTGATCCAATGTATGAACACCTTGCAAGTCCTCGCTGAAACGGCGGAACGAAAGTCTGCTATAGCACTCCAAAACTCTCCAGGAATACCCGTGACCGGATTGACTCCTGTTCTAGTAGTCATACCCGACATATTACCGCCGGCTGTAGAACGTAGCCTAAGAGATGCTATACCATCTTCTGCTACAGTAGTCTGACGGGATACAGCACAGTTGGTTTCAGCTTCCCAACCAGAGGCGTCTGTTTCCAGGCTGGACTGATTAGCATTGAGTTTGTTGTGGAATGGGTTATATCCATCAACAGCTATGGCCCTATCTACTCCTGCTATATCTTGAGCAAACACCGCAAAGTCACGAGCTAGAATAGGACGTGGAGCAAGCATTTGCAATCTCGCAACTAGGCGATTTAGGTAAACGTCATCATCCTCAGCATCAACCCCGCCAGTAGTAAGAGTCTCTAGAGTAATAGTGGTAACGAAATCTAGAGTATCAATGAGTTCTACGACGCTGGTATCAGGTAGGCCAGAACCCTCAATTCCCGTTTCTGTTGCCAGAATTTCAACGTTGCTGGCGATGGTTGCGCCTGGAAGGATCACTACATCTTCCATAACTTCAAATGGAATCAGTACGTCTCCTGCTGTCCTAATTCCTATCTGAGTACCAGCAGGAATAGTGTATCCTTGGTTGTCAATCATAGTCCATTCGGTTGTGCTTGTGGCTCGTGTTGCTTCTTGTGGAAGGATACCAACCAATTCACCAAAATACCTAAAAATCTCGGTAGGAACGGTACTTGCTACATCCCTGGCTTCGGCTGCCATAAGAGCAGAAGCTTCAATTAGGATGGTTTCCAGGTTTGCGTCGTTAGGTACCCAATCAGGTATATTAGCCTGTAGGTAGTCAAACGCCAACTGAGCCAATACTTCTGGATCGGTCGTAATTGGAACGTCAATGAACTGTTCACTCATGCGCTGCCTCCACTCTTATTTTAGTGATAAGCTCGTCTATTGTATCAACCACAGACTCTCCTACTATGAGATTTGTCCTAGGTTCCCACCTAACTAGAGCTTCTTGAATTAGTGAAACGTCTGGTTCGGGTTCAGCGAAAGTCTGGTCAGGTATACCAAATTCTGGTCTTTCAGGTCTTTGACCTATTTCATACCTAAGTACGGTTTCTGCGCAATCTGTGATTTCCTCATCGGAATCTTGTTCGTTTACGATTGCGCCTCTAGCACCGTCAATCCTGAATGGTATAGCGAAGTGTGGTATATCAGCCATTATGCTACAACCACTCCAAAGTTGCTGCCACCTTCACGAACCATAATTTTATTAGTACTCTCGTCGTACCAAAGTTGTGTGAACTCACCAGAACCGTCAGCAACTATAGGTGGGGTACCACTACCCAGTGATGGGAATGAGAAGATTCCAGCACGTTGGTCATTGACCCTAGTGCGCCATAGTTGAGAAATTCCACCCGCCCCAATATTCCAACGGTTTGCAATTGTACTCCCGAATGTTGCTTCCTCAGCATCGTACTCATTGAAAACTGCGTCATAAACGTAATCTAGCATGACTCCATGTTTTGGAGAAACGATACCTCCCCCACCATCATCTGCTTTACCTGCCACGTTCTTTCCGCCGTTCACTCGAATTTGCTCGACTCTATTTGATCCATTAAAACCTAGACAAGCAATAGATGCTCTGGTAGGCAATGTAGATTGGTCGCCCCCACCATCCCTTCCTTGATGGGTACTTGTAAATTCAATACCACGTACTCTTTTTGAATCGGCAGCCGTACGACGTAGATGATAACCATGACCCGTATTTCCATCCGTGTTCGTACCAATAAAACGAATCCATTCTGCATTTCCTAGTAGCACACCGGGAGCATCTGTGTTGTATGGAGAAAGTGGGCTTCCTGGTTGATTGCCTCCACGTTCAAAGCGTGTTTCTATAAAACCAATATTAGCAGTAGTAGTACCTCCATCGAAAGCTAAACAGCCAGAACGTCCATAGTACAGAAATCCGCCTAGGAACTTAACATCATTCCAACGATTGTTCGTGCCAGTTATTGTCTCGATACACCAGTAACCACAGTTTGAGATATGACAATTTACGAACGACCCAACATGCAAACGACCACACACTCCTGATCCTGTCCAACCTGCGATATGAACATTCTCAAAAGAAATTCCCATTTCACCCGTTACATCAGCAAGATCGGGAAATCGAATACAGTGTTTTCCGCCAGAGCCAGGAGTACCCAAACCCATACCAAAGAGTCCTATGTTCTGCCACGAGACGTTACGAATCGTACCAGGCGGCGCCCACAAGCTAGATCCTGTAAAGCCGGCTCCGATCTTTAAATAGCAATTTGATACAGGCTCAACCGCGGAATAATATCTTGGATAACTAGTACCTATAATTGTTGTATAGGGCTTGATAGTAAATCCAGTTCCAGAGTTAATTAGATACGGTCCAGGTGGTGCCAAAATAGCTCCACCAGCGGCAGGAATAGCATCAAAAGCGTCCTGCCACGCGTCGTAGTCATCTGTTGATCCATCTCCTACTGCCCCAAAATCTGCTTTTACATCAATTATTGGAAAGTCGCCACCACCAGCAGGCACAGCCCATATTCTATCACCACGTAGGAATTTAGTACTATCTGGAGTACCTGATCCTAATTCAGCATTAGGTACGATGCCAGAAGAAAGTGAAGCTACAGTCGCATCATGTAGTGAATCACCGTGTGCCGTAGGAATACGGGAATCACTCAATCTAGCATCGTTACCAGCAGCGGCCTGTGCAGAACCAGTACCTAGAGTACGTAGAGAAGGAGTGGCAGCCGCACCATCCTTGTTAGCAACAGCTATCTCATTGTGTGTAACTGTATCATTTTCAATCTCTGCTGCGCTAACCGAATTGTCAGCCATCTTAGGTTTAGTTACCGCATTGTCTGCCAGTTCTGTGGTACCAATGTCGCCAGGGCCAACCTCGCCGCCACCGCCACCGCCGCCTAGAGTACCATCCCACCAAGCAATAACATAGGCACGTTGATTTTCGTCGAATGTTACCAGACATACATCACCACGATTAGGTAGAGAGGTACCGCGTGTTACCCATCTACAAGGACCAAACCTGTGAGTCTTACCAAAAGAATTGATAGTCACGTAAACGGGATCATCTACTGAACTGACATTAGTAGCAATTTTACCCGACCAATTACCGTCGAGTATTTCTCTAGCCGGAAGATCGTCGAACATACTCATGGAATATGCCACCCCACATGGATATGATCGTCATGCTGCTCAAGTGTTTTCTTGTCGTAGTGACCTAGTGGAATCACCAATTCATTATTGGGTCCAATTAGTTGAGAGAATCCTAGTTGTGGCTGAAAGTCAGCAATCCATCTCATAGCTGTAGGAGTCCTTGGGTTATCGCTTCCGTAGTTACCCATGTCTAGAGCCAAGCCAAAACCATGAGCGGAAGGATTACCAGAGCTGGTATTAGCAGAATGGTCAGAGCGCATACTAGTGACTTTTATAGGAAAGCCTGCCTCGCTGAACGCCAGCATGAACTTAAGGACCTGTGGTTTGACCAGACCAAACTTAATGTCGTTAGACTGAGATGTTCTGCTAAACGTGATGTTAGGACTGTTCAATACAGCATCACGTAGAGCATTACCAGATGGATACTGCCCTGGTGGATCAGGTGAGTATCCAGGAGTAGGTGAGTATTCTTTGGTATTCCTGTAATCACCTATACCTGTAAGATCGTCCTTCTTAGGTTCTGGCAGTTTAGGTCGTGGTTTCTTTAGAGTGATAGTTGCCTTGATACTATGGATAGGTCGTCTAATGTCGGTTATCAACCATCGACCATTAGCTATACCCGAATCAAAAATTTCAAGGATACTTCCCGGTGGAGCAGCCCATCTATCCACGTTACAGGTAACTGTGATTTGTCCGTTCTTCTTGTTGATATCGTAGTCGAAGTCTACCCAATCTACACCTTCTGTACTCTCAGAGATACGCATTCTTGGTGCACTTCTGAATAAGTAGGGCTCACTGATAAAGTAGACTCTACCGCTTACTTCAAAACAACGCCAGTGTACTTCTTCTGCAAGCCTATTCAGACAATCCCAGCTATTCTCTTTTTCAAAGCCTTTCTTACCACCTGGAAGAGTCTTAGGCCGACCACGCATAAACTGGAAGTCATCTACTCCCGCTTCTTGTTGCCAATCTCCCATGTTATTAGCGGCGGCAGTATCACTGTTACTAGAATTAGCACCACCAGCTATACCGTAGGCCGTTACTAGTCGTTCAGCTTCAACTCTCCACTGGCTATAAGCATCAGGAAATGCACTACGTTGAGCACCTTGACATATTTCTGCGTACTGAGCGTTTGGGTGATCCTGTGCGAATTTAACGGCTCGTTCGTAAAACCAATTAGCTGAGTTATTCAAATTCATGCGCCATTCTACTGTGCCATGAATGTCAATCAACTGAAAGGCGCCCACAGAAGTGCCATGACCAAAAGGTTTGTTGTAAGCTGTGGCTTCTTGGATGATAGTCATTATGGCACAAACTAGGATTTTTCTTGTAACTCCACCCAACCGTCCAGTAGCAGACAGATTATGACCTACATCAAGAACCTTCTCTATTACCTCTAATTGTGCAGTAACAGGCGCTCTACCTTTAATAGTGATAGGCTTGCCTTTAGAAGCAGCCATAGCAATAGCCGAAGGCCAATCACCAAAGCCTGGATTCCTATCACGTAGTTTATCTTCTTTTGCTTTATCCTTCTCAAACTTAGTTTTCTTCAATTCAGGACATACGAAAGGAATCTTGAATTGCTTGACCTCGTTGACGAGTATCTGAGCGAACCTTGCTCTAGTCAATTGACCCCAAGCCGCAATACGCTTGTTGTCATAAGTCCGTAGGATAGCTACTTCTCTAGACTCAAACGTCAGATTAGTTTTAGTGCCCGTTTTTCTGAACGCCACTAAGCGGAACCACAATCCATCTATCTTGATATCTACTTCACGGGCCAATCTACCAGAGTTTTTGATGAGGCCGTAAGGATCAGTAACTTCAATGGTAACTGTAGAAGCACCCTCAATAGTCCTGATAACTTCTCCATCTGTAACAGCCTCACTAAACTTCATATTAGGCAGACGCCTAGTTATGAAGGCGAGATCAGTTAGGTCCAAATCTTTTGATAGAAGCTGGGCATCCTTTTCCAGCCGGGATAGTTGTAGCTTCTGTCTTTTGTTTTTTAGTCGATTAGCCATTATCTAATCCTAAAGAGGGTATCACCCTTTTTCTTATTTCTAGCATGTGCGGCCGCGGTTAGCTGTAGTTTATCTGCGGCGTTATATCTAAGAAAAACTACCGTAGCTTCTTGTCTGATCCTCTTCCCGTTAAATTTACCACTAATTGCTTCTCCCCACTCTATATTAGCCACAACCCAATCTAGGTCTGTGTGAGGTACAGCATTGCTGATTATCTTGATAACAGGAGGTTCCTTGCCCCAAGGCAAAGCCATCTGCTCAAGAGTGAAGCAATCACTCTCAACTTCTTCTCTTTCTGAGAAACCATCAATCAAAATAGGAACACTCATAGTGTAGGGCTGACGACCGTTCCATTGAGTAACTCCCGTTTTACGAGGACGTTCTACAATTTCCCATCCTCCATAACCTCCTGTGACTTGTGCTCTTTCTGCTCCTAGCCAACATTCCACAGTCAATACAGGCTTCGTCTTAGATCTAAATGTAACTCTACCGACCATTATCTACGAGCCTGCCTATCAAGACGATGCTTCCAAACCACCTCAGCTACTTCACGTCCGTCAAGCTCAATCTTCTGTGGAACGATCGTCACCCTAATAGGTGCTGTGCCGCCCTGAGTCAAAGCTGCCATATCAAGTGGTTGACCCTCTACAGGCATTATAGGTCCAGCCGGACCACCAGCAGGCATACCTATTGCCCTCTGTCCCATTCCAGCAAAGGAAGCCGTACCACCCCCACCACCGATAAGGTCTAGGATACTTGTACCTCCGGTAGATGGACCTCCTAGCATTTCTATCAGGCCACCGCCTTTAAATAGAAAACCTAGTTTGCTTCTAGTTATGGAATCTGACAATTCTTTCCATTTTTGAGTCAACCATTCAACAGCTCTTGTAACTGCACGGAATTTCAATTCTAGAAATACCAAAACACCCGCTAGAACAATTACTGATGCCGTAATCAATCCTACTGGACTAGTCCAGAAAGCTAGACTAAGCAAGAACGTGGCTCCTGCTGCCGCTGTGGTGATGAACGTGTAAAGCCTCAGCAATGCACCAGTTTTGACAAGTTGTGTATACTGCTTTTTCTCGGCACTCCATACAGTCATGGTAGATGTAGCAAACAAGTAATTCCATATCGACGCCAGTTTGAGCATCTTGGCCTTGCGTCCTATCCACAAGGTACTTAGCTTATCCCAAAACAGAGCGCGTTTTGTCCATGCTACAGAAATCTTCTTGAACAAGGTTTCAAGTATCCACATGGCAACCAAGATTTGTAGGATGATTATTAGAGGACGACCACCTAGATGAATGAAGTTCTGAATAGCTGTAGTTACTTCTAGCAAAATATATACAGCTATAAGAGTTATCTTGATGAACGGCGATAGAACAGATAGCACCAGTTTCACGCTACCCCACGTAGCTTTGAGCCAACCATGCAAAGACTCCATAGCTGTCACTAGATGGAATACTCCACCAGTTGCATCGTCAAGAATTCGTACCATGTCATAGAATGTGAGATTACCTTCTAGTGCAAGCTTGAACATCTTGCCAGTAACATCGGTTATACGCTCAAGCCTACCACCTGCTGCTTCAAACGCCGTGAACGTGATTCCACCCATAATAGCTTGAAGATCACCTTTCAGGATTTCAAACTGTCCTGTGGTGGTTTCACGAATACGCTCCGAAGCCCCACCGTACTGTCTTTCCAAGCCAGCTACGATAGCTTCAATACCAGCCTGTGCTGGAATGTTCGCATCACCGATCTTATTCAACTGAGTTACGTTCTTACCAAACGCCTGTGCCAGATATTCGTAGGCAGGAATGTTGGCGTTAGCAAGCTGACGCAACTCTTCACCCATGACCCTACCTTTTACTCTGATCTGACCAAGAGCGAACAGAATACGATGAATCGCATCTTGAGGTAGGTTTAGTGCAGCAATAGCATCTGCTGTGGCACGAAGCGTTCTATTGGTTTCCTCAGCCGTGAATCCGAATGCGATAAAGGACTGACCAATATCAACTACCTGCTGAGGCAAGAACGCAGTATCACGTGCAATTTGCAGAAACTCTTTCATCTGCGTCTTAGCATCGAACTGGCCCTTAGATAGAAACTCTAGGGCTATCGTGGTACGTTGAACACTAGCATTGAATCTGAATCCCATATAGGCAGCAGCCGCACCTAGAGCAGTAGCGGCCAATGTAGCATTGTACAAGTAACGACGCATAGTGAAGATTGCCTGATTCATCAGGAATCCTCGACGACCCGCGTGTTCCATCTTCCGTCCCGCCAGTTCTGCCGCCGTACCCAATCTACCTGTAGCAGCAGCGGCAGCATTAGCATCACGGATATACGCAAGTACACCGCGAAGTCTAGTTACTATGTCTATGCGTTCAGTTGCCATTACTTACCAGACAGCATCTTACCTACAGCGTTGGATATCATTTTGGCGCGATTTTCGTCGAGTTTCTGTTTTAGCTGAATTGTTCTGGCTGCTATAGCGTTCCACATATTGATCTCGAAAGGATCATCAAGTGCAAGAAACTTGTCGAGAGGAATACCTGCAAGAACTACATAAGCAGCCAGTTCAACCTCGTCGCGCCCTACACTTCCCCCAATAGGGCATCCATCTCTGAACCTATCTGCATCAACCAATTCATGAGTCTAGCTCCATGAGCATTGACAGCTAGATCATTACCAGCAAACAGACCAAGTACGATACTGCGGGCTGTTGGTGGATCTGATACGTGTTCAGCGAAACCTAGAGCTTGTGCCAGTTCAATGTCGTACCTGACAGGTATATCTCTAGGACCCTTATACCCAGGAGCTTCTCTAAATGGAATTTCTCTACCATCATCTCTAACCCAAAACTCATCGCAGGCTAGGATCATGTTGTCGCAAGTCGAGGCAAAGACCCTTTCTCCGCGATTGCGAAATTCCGCTCTAACCTTGACTCCAATGGCATCTAGCTGTTTGCCATCAATATGAATATACCTACAGAAAAGATCGCCGTTGAACCCAGGGATATCAATATCCTTGAATTTCTGGTCAACCTGCTCTTTATGCTGTAGACGCAAACGATCGGTAATAGACAACTTACCGTTTACGCTTGTATCTTCTGGATCTGTTACTTGGTTAACTAGTGGACTAGTTACTTCCTCATCTGACCAAGGCGTTACTTCTGGTTCTGTCACTTTCTCTCTCCTTTATTCGTTATGCTGTTGGCTCACCTTCAACCGTCATTTCAAGTTCGACTAGGGCAGCATCAGAACTCTCTGAATCGTGTGGTGGAGGCGTATGACGCTTTAGAGTGCCTCTCCATACCAGAGGACGACCAAACGAGTTACCGTTGATATCTAGTGGTTGCTGTTGAACGATCATCTTAGCTTTACCAACACCAGCAATCAACATTGGTGTCTCGCTACCATGATCTCTCTCAAGTCGGTATAGTCTACTGACTGTGAGATTACCGACGTTCTTCTTACCTCCTAGAGATACAGTCGCAGCCATACCACCGGGACTAAACTTATACTCTTCCGAGTCAATCTCGCCACCATCCTTCTTATCCCAAACACCCAAATTCTGCATTGGCCTGTTTGGTAGGGTAACATTCTCTACTAGAACGATGACGGAAAAGGTGTCTTGTCTAGTTGGTCCGCTCATTTCACACCCCCTTACTCATTAACCTGTTGTTTGACAATCTCGATCGTAATCATCTCAGCAAACGGAGATGGTCGAACCATAACAAGTGCGCGTAGCTGCTTGTCAGCGATTGTAGTAGGTGTATTCACGGAAGGACCAACATCTACCTGGAACGCTTCTTCTGCCGTAAGCCCATAAAGGCTACCGATGTTCCAATACGGCATAAGCATGGCTGTCAATGCGCCACCGTAAGACGCGATCACTCTACCCTGTCCATCAATTTCATCGAACAGGTAAGTCTCACCAAGAGCATCTGCCTCAGCAGCGATTTGCATAATTAGCCTGCTGTTACCCATGTTGTTCCATTCGCTATCGGTATCTGGATCAGCAAGAGTACGCCACCCAAATACCCTAGGAACACCATACTTCATGATGATGGAGTTAACACCCTGACCATTCAATTCCTGCAAATCAAGATCATTCCAAGTTGGCTGAGATAGACCAGTTACGTAGTTAGCAATGCCAAGATCACCAGCACCAGGAGTATTAGGACTACCGATAGAATCTGCGTATGCGGCCTTAGCTGCAATAAGAGCAGATGGTGGAACAGTCCTGGTAGTACCTGGTGTGATACCGGGAACCAATAGCCAGTGTTGCCATACACCTGTCCACTTAGCATTGGCTCCGCGTAGAAGCTCTGCCTCAGTGATGAAAGTAGCTTTTGTGGGAGTATCCACAAAGTCTAGGATAGCTACCCTGTTGTTAGCTGCTGCATGAGTCATTAGAATACCATGCAGAGTAGTTGTAGTCTTACCTGGGAAACTAACTTGCCCTGGTCCCAAATCACGTGAGAACCTAGTAAGGCTAGTTGTCCACTGTGCATCAACAATGCTGGCACGATCATCTAGACCACCAGCAAGTGACTGAACAGCGACAACAGCAGGATCGAGCAAAGATGCCTGATCTATCAATACGATCCAATTGCTATTTTCTGCCCACTCAAATGCGGCAGCTTTGTCAATTAGATCGCCTGACCTTTCAAGCTCTCCTAGTACATCGTGTGAAATAACCAGTACGAAGGAACCGCCGGCACCGCCAGCGACAACCTGTACGTTAAGAGCATTGCCCCATTCACCAGGGGAGTTAGCTTCGACTCGCAAAGTGTTAGCAGCACCAGCATCAAGCAATAGCTTGAACGCTGTAACATTAGCAGGGCCGACTACGCGAGTAACGTAAGCCCTTGTACCACCTTCACGGAAGAACACGTCTAGAGCATCGTAAAGTATACCGTAAGATACTCTATCACCGAAATATTTAACGTACTCGCTAAGACTGGTAATCAGTCTAGCTGAGGTTGTTGGACCTTTGTCGGCTAGACCACTAAGAAACCATACACCAGTATCAGTAGGTGGAGTACGAATCGGTGTGTTTTCACTGATAACAATGTTAACACCTGGTCGCACTACTTGTCACCTCCTTTCTTAATTTCAAGGAGCGCACCGCGCTCAATCGCATCTGCATTTTCTTTAGCTGCTTCTGAGGATAGCTTGACAGTCTCGCCGGGAGCTACACTAGCACCGCTAACAAGATCGACAATACCACCATTCAGAGGCGCGTAGTACTCATTACTTGCCATTTATCTACTCACCCCCATGAACCTACCTCTTGGGCCTCTAAGCATTTTTCCGCCTCCAAAGGCTAGTACTCCGGTTTTAACCCAGGGTGTCATAATGTGACTCTGGATCATCTCAGTTATCATTTTTCTGTCTAGTGGAAGAATGACTAGAAATTTGCGTCTAGGCGTTTTTCCGTGTCCGAACTGGTGTCTTGCTGCATATGCTATACTAGTACCGAATGTAAGAGAGGTAGGTGTATATTCTAGAATCTGTCCACCAGCCCCTCGCTTAGTAACCGACCTACGTAGTGCTTTATCAAAATGTAGGATACGGGTGTCGCCTCCCATACGGGCTTTACGAGCTACCCATTTGGGTGACAACGGTTTCCATGAACCACCGCCTCTACGACCTTGCGAATCGAACTGTCGTCCAGTAATATCCATCAGATAATCTTCTACTTCGTGAAAAGAAGGAATAAGATTACCTGTCGCATTAGCCATAGCTCTATATTTGGCTGTTACTATCTTATCACCAAATACAAGTAGCTGGAAATTCAGCATTAAGTATTAGTTACTGTTAGATCATAGTCGGGAAGTTCTAGTATTACCTCTTCGATCTGATCGAGGATCTGTGCTGATTCGTCAACGAACGGAGGTCGCATGAACCTGCTAGTGACCTTTTCAGCTTCAACACCGCAATAGATAGCGGCGTACTTGTATAGCATTAGTTGATCTTCAATCGGCAAATCCTCATAGTTCTCGTCTAGCCACTGTACTCCTATGACGTCCTCTTCTTCACGTTCTAGGTCTTGATGTTGGAGCAGAATAGCTCTAGCTGCTGCCCCATACATCTTAACCATCTGATCCGCGAGTTCTTCATTAGGAGCAGCACAGGCCACACCTACACCCAATTGCCAAACGGCGTTGTAATAGCCGTTTGACTCAGGATGAGTTGGAACCTGAAACAGCCCTGGGCTAAGAACTACGCACTTGGGCATTTCTTCACCAACAAGATCATCAAAGGAATTACGTGTGGTATAATTTCTCGGCTCAACAAGTGGTTCTCTCTCCCACCCTTCTATCCTTTCTATCTCTCGTAGATAGGTTGGGAACCACTTCTTGAGCAGAGTCATCGTTGATCGTTCTAGACTAGATGCTGTGAGTATAGTACCGAATGCAGAAGTCATTACTACCTAAAGCTCCATAGACATGGTGAAGGCTCTGTCAGTGTCATCAACAGGCCAGAAGTCATCGGCTGTCATCGCTTCTGTTACTACAGGGACTTCATCACCAATTATGATAAGACCGGCTAGGATCTTATCTAGGATCAGGATTGCTTTGTCGTACAGTTTCTGAGCAAAGTTAGTATCTTCCAATGTAAGAGATGTACGTGCTGCGAAGTTGAAGTATACCTGTGCCGCAATCAACATAGCAGCAACTTCTCTGACGATATCAGGAGTACTGTCGGGATCTACCCAACTCATTAGGGTGGCTCCATCAACAGCACTAGACAAGTAACCCCTTACTACTCGGGCAACGCTGACCTGAATTAGATCAGCGTTCTCACTCGTAGCTTCGACTACAGGTACATTGTCTATCGAAGGTAGATTCGCATTGATATCGTCAATAGAAGCTAGTATCTCTGCCATTATGAACTAACTACCTCTGACTTCTTTGCTTCTTCTACGGGTGTCTCTTCGTCAGGCACCCCTTCAAGCTGCTTAGCCTGACGCTTCATAACACTTTCAGCTTCTTTATCTGAAAGCTCACCGCGTTCAAGCTGACCGTCCTGCATAGCGTAGAACTCTACAGGAGACATATCATTGGGAATGTTCTTGGGATAAGCTTCCTCCCTAATAGCCCCAACGTCCAAGAGTTCTGCGTATTCTTCATCATCAACACCAAGTGCGTCCTGTGTAACACTATCACCGGGCTTGATCGTTTCAGTAACCTGCCCGTAGTCATTACGTCCTGTGATGAACGTAGTCCAAGCAATTTGCTTAGCCATTTGTTTATTACCTCCTTTCTATTAGAAAGCGCCAGAAGCAAACGCCGTGGTGAAGAGATAGCCAGCGCCAGCAGCGATGATCTTAGTATCGTACTTGTAAGACACACGAACAATGTCTGCCTTACGTGGCTCTTCACGCCATCTATCAACAGGGCGAGTACTACCATCTGGATATGTCTGAGCAAACGTCTTACCGAAAGTAAAGGTGTTCTGACCCGGAACTGGATCTACAATTCCCAGCCAAACATCTTTACCCCAAAATGACGTAATTGCTTGAGTAGCATCGAGGTTATTAGCAGCGTTGTAAACGCTGTCGACCGGAAGGATAGTACCATCGAAACCAGTCAGCTTACGGAACGCCTCAGGATCAGTCAAGTTGAAAGACTTGAAGCGATCAATAATACGTGGATGGTTTTCGATGTAGTTCATCCCCAATGCGGGAACAGCTAGCGTATTTGGATATCTACCTGTAGCAGAATAGATAGCCCGCATAGCAACCATTAGATCGTTAACCGGATTTGATACCGGCAAGGCTGGCAACGTAGCTGTGTAGTCACTCCACTGAGAAGTACCAGACAGCGTGATCTTGTTAGCCGCTGCGTACTGTGCTGGATCACGAATTAGAGCAGAAACCAGAAGCTCATGCTCCAACAGAAGTGACCTAGTCACTAGCTTAGTAGCATCACGCTCAGGGTCAAGCTGCAGAGTCCCACCAAATACGGGATTTGCAAGTCCACCCTGTGAGTTAAGCTGCTGCCTCTCTTCATCGAGAATAGGTGCCTGTAGTGA